TTTTTTTGAGTGGGAGTAGCCCGTGGAGCAAATTTGCGTATAAAAAAGAGCCCCCGCTAGCTGTCTAAACGAGAGCCCATTCTTAAGGTCGCTAAAGGTGCTACTTCCTCCGCGTGGACCGCACCGCTTCCTGGAATCCATATTCCTCTTGGTACCCCGCTTCCAAAGCATCACTAGAAAACTTCAGCCCTAGGAAACAGTTGGCACTCATACCCTTCATAATTCTCACACCCTTCGACACCCCGAGCCTACTCAAGCGCCTCGTCATCTCTAATTGTCCTACAGGTCGTACTCCCACATCCTCACACCATTTCCTGTATACTGCATACACTGAGGGGACTACTAGGAGGGTGTCTGACCCTTTATGAGGTACAATCTTGAGCATGCTTTCTGCGAAAGCATTAACTGTATCATTCTCAGAACGATACTGTACCTCGGCATCTTTCATGGAGGCGCTCATCGTAAATTCCCCGTTTGCATACAGTCTACGCAGTCCTTCTACTCCCCAACATAAAAGAGCACTAAGAGCTACGGGGGTGCTTAAAGCAGACATCAGATTCCTCTTATACTGTGGATTGGTTTTAAATCTTCGGGGAAATTCCACAAATTTCCACCTAGAATACCAGCCTTCCGATTTGTCTGCAACCCTTGGTAATGTATTTGCTGAGAACATAAGTCGAGCAACTGGGCTAAAGTCAAAAGACTTACCATGTTTAAACTCACCACGGATAGGATCGCCTGCAATTAGTGCTTTTAGTACTGAGGTCTCATCTAGGTATTTAGGGTCGATATCACCGCAGACGTTGATTAAACGATCCAACAAGTACACGCTTTGGAATCTCTCTGCAACTCTATGCAATGGTATAAACGATATGTACTTGCCGAACAGTTGGGATACTACATCCAGGAACAGTGACTTCCCGTTAGAGCCTTCTCCATATAAGAAAACAGCTGTACGAAAACTACAGTCGGGTACCAAACAGTAACCTACATACTCCTGCAGGAACATGCGCGTCTCTTCTTCGGGGATCCACTCCTCCAAAGCTTTCAGCCACATAGCGTATGCATCCGAATTAACTGCTTGCGGGTCCCAGTGCACAGGCAACTTGATGGTAGAGTATGTAGAAGAATCCCATGGCTTTAGAGTACCTGTTCTCCAATCCAGCAGCCCATCCTCTACATATATGTGTATGAGATCTGGGTGTTTGCCGATATCGAATAAGTCGTCGTTAACTGGGTTTGCGAGGAACTCTCGCAGCGCACTTATAACTTCGTTAATAGCGTGCATTGTATCCCATGATTCGTCCTTGTCGATAAGAGCGTTACGCACCTCCTTCTGCAGGTAAACAACGTCAACAGGTTCCCATGGACCTATATTATCATCGCACCGATAAAACAGACCCTTATCCACACTGAACTTCCAGCTGACACTAGCAGTGGATTGCTGCTTAATAAAGTACTCCGCAAAGGTAGCAGGCCTTAAGAGTTCCCGCTTGCCCTTACCACCCGCCCTGGCACGCTTTGTGGCTTTTATTTGTTCAGACTCGTGGAGGTTCTCTACCATTATAACTACTTCGCTCTCAGGAAGCGGTGGCTTGCAATATTTCGCGTTCCACGTCATCAGGAACTCTACTATCTGTTCTTTTGGTATATTGCGTCGAGCAATGAGAGAACCCGCAAGGCGCACCAGGTGGTTATTGCGTTCACCTGTTTCTACTACCTTTTGCCAGTCATTGAGCTCAACTGGTGGGCTCTTGGCGGAATCCTTATCTTCGTCGTACACTAGTACGCGATTTAACAACCATTGTGGGGCATCAGCGAGATCAATATCTTTAGGACTTCTACCTTCCACCCATGTATACAGCACGCCCGTAGGATGAATGGAGGGGGGCAGTACCGTTTGTTGCCCAGTTGCGAGAAGTGCAAGCTCCCCTTGTTTTCCTTTATCTTTATGGGAGGTTTTCTTACTTGTAGCACCCTCAGGCAACGCGTAAAGTAGCCTGCGTCCATTGCCGGTAGTGAATTCCCAGGTTACAGGTAATACCCCCGAACTCCAATCTTTGAGAATTGACTCGCCATGCTCCCCGTCGACATCAATGCCGACTAAATTCCAGGTGTCCGTATCTCCTAAGATCAATCCCACATTTATATATTCGTTATCACCAAACCACTTTAAGACCTCTTCTGTACTTGGGGTCTTACGTTGTGCCCAATCCCTCAGTATCGGGGATTTCCCAGGGGCTCTACATTTCTCCCTATGTGATAAAGGCATCTTCTGATGATTAAAGGGGCATAACGGAATTATTGGAAACCCCATCTGTAGATAAAAAAGTGCCTCCTCACGAACATTGGCATGACGTTCTTCCATAGAGGTTTGCAACGCTCAGCTACCCCCTTATACTGCGCACTCGTGCGGGTTTTTATCCGGATGCAATTCAATAAATTTGGGGTGCCTATAAAAGCCCTCGGGGGTACGTTCCATAGCGCGGATCTTGATAACCTTTCCAATGTGCTCAGGACCCTTAGTACTAAACATTTCCCTTTCGGCTTCCGTCATACCCGAGCATGTACCAAGGCGAATGAGCTCTCCTGAATTGGTATACTTACCAAAAATTATAGCCCCTATCCAACCCATGTAATGGAATTTAGATACGGGCTGCCCATCTTCCCAATAAGGCCATGTAGAGAGCTCCTTGCCTGTGTATTCCTTTGCAGGAGGTTCGTACCCCATTATAACCGCATCATCCTCCAACTCCACCTTTACTTTAACCCAGTTCCACATAGGTCTCTGACCCACATGATAGAAGCCGTTGACGTTTTTTAATACTACGCCTTCCCCACCTTCTGCAAGTACTCTATCTAGATATTGTTGCTTACGGGATCTGACGGCAGGAACTATCTCGAACTTAGGGCATATTTCAGCCAGTTTAGTACCAACAGCTTCGAGTACTTCCCGTCTGACTCTCCACGGCTCGTTGAATAACCAATTACCGTCGGGATCTCTGAGGACATCAAATAACATATAATGCATCCAGTCATCCTGTTCTTGTCTGCGAACGGCCTCGTACGGGTCGCATCCAGTTATTCGTGTCACATCGTAGGATTTCCATCCCGGATAATAAATTTCGCCGTCTAAGATTACATTAGCCATACCGGATTTTAAGAGACCTTCCACCAAGTGCGGCAACTGCCCAGTCTTCTCTACTGGTACACCTGTTTTCTTCGAGATTTGTGTGCTGAAAAAGCGCCCCCCAATATTGACATAATGACATCCGTCGATTTTAAGCTCCGCGACATATTGGGGGGATTTAAAGAGCTCTTCGAGTCTGTCCTTGTGAGAAGCTCTGTCGGGGTTTATCTTGCTAGGTTTCATGACTTCGATAACCTTATTTAGGGGATACATATCCGCCTGTATTGTGCTCATAAGTTCACCTCCTTCTATTTATTAAATTGTGGCTACAAGTTCATCGTCGCTAGCGAGTTCCATAAACTTACGGATGTCTATGTTTAGCTCCTTGGAAATCCCAACGACAATGGCCTGATGCATCGTAATGCCCTTTCGGGCTAGTTGCACCTTTACTTCACGGTAGAACTTCTCATCTACCCGAGCAATTAGGTGTTTGTGTTTAACTTGGGACATTAGTATCCTCCTTCTTTACCCATGATTACATTATATATTGATATAATTATATAATATTTTTTGTAACAGATCAAGGGTTGACATCTTGAATCCTTTTGATGAAGTGTTTTCGCAACGTCCTCGTGGGGACCCCTTTGAAATTCTTTTAAATTAACCCTTGATTTAAAAGCGAAATTCCTTTATAATTATCATAGAGCAATTAAATTTCAACCTTTAAGGAGGGTTTCAGATGAGTGAAGAGAAACAAGTGCAAACCTATGTATTGGACAATGGACAAGAGTGTAGTAGGGCAGAGTTTATCCGGCAAGAGTTTTTAAAAGACCGGAGTAGAGGGGAAATCGCGAAGGAACTAGACGTTTCCTACAACATCGTATTTAGCGCTACCGCCAACATGTACAACGAGAAGCACCCGCAAGGAGCTGCTGGGGGCGGGCGCGGACGTACCAGTGTTCTAGTAGAACATCCCGAAACGGGTGAACAAGTACCTCGTGCTCAAGTCATGAAGGAACTATACGCAAAGGGTTGGTCTAGGAGCGAAATTGCTCTCAAGTTTGAAACTCCGTACGCAACCGTTTACGGGGCAACCAAGGACGTAGAACCCCCGGAGGGAAGTAAGGCCACCCACGGTGGGAAAGTAATGATAGAACATCCCGAGACCGGCGAGCAAGTAGCGCGCATTGATTACATCCGTGAAGAGTTCGCTAAGGGCAAATCCCGACGCGAGATCGCTGATGAAGTGGGTTGCGATTATTCCATCGTGTGGATGTCTACGCGGCCTGCTAAGGAAGATGAAGAAGACGCCGAAATTGAAGAGATTGATGCTGACGAAGTAGAAGATCTTGAAACCGACGAGGACCCCGATTTCCAGTAACCAAAAGTGCTTTTGTCGTACCTCCTGTATACGGGGAGATCTAGCCCAGGATCTCCCCCTATTTAGCAATGAAAATACGACACACTAAAAGAGAAATTGGAGGTGATTTGGTGTCTGAGGAGCAAATTAAGATGAAGCGCTGTAACAAAGGAACACAATGCCTCACAGGGGACCCCTTGCAACCCATCACAAACTTCTCCAAAAGAAAAGCCTCCCCCGACGGACATACATACACGTGTAAGACGTGTGAAGCAGCAGCAGCTCGCGAGAGCTACCATAGAAGGAAAGACAAGAATAAACGTGCTGAATACTACCAAGAAACTCGAGAGCAGCGTCTTGAGTACCATAAAGAGTACTACCAAAAGAACAAGGAAAAGAAGGCGGAGTATGACAAACAGTATCAACAGTCTAAGCGGGGTAAGAAAGTAATGCGCACCGCTCAAGCTAAAAGGAGAAAGGCTCTTAAAGAGGCTGGCGGGGAGCCCTATCTTCGCAATGATGTTATAATAAGAGACAGCGTAGATGGTGTATTGTACTGTCAGATCTGCAAGGAGCCCATAAACAATCTTGCTGACCTTCAGATAGATCATATTATACCTATCGTTGAAGGGGGCAGAGATGAACTTGATAACGTAAGGTGCGCCCATAAGGGATGTAACCTGTCCCGACCTAAAGATGGACGAGACCTAAAACAAGAGGAGGAATGTAATGAAGAATTGGATAAAGCTGACATCCCCAGAGAAAGTTAATGCAAAGTGTATCGTGGTTGACCACAACACGAGGTATACCTTCACGAATTTCGTTACAGTAGGGTTTACAGACGAAGGGGAAGTCTCTATAGCAGCTGCTGACTTACAAGACCTAGCTCGGGGAATACAGATGTTATCTGAGATTTATCACAACGCTTACCAGCAAGCATCCCCTGAAGTACAGCGTAAGGTGTCTACGGATCTTATAATTGAAGCCTCCTTACGAAGGAACAACGAAGATGAATAGAAGTTTTGGGGATTTGCTTGTGTCTGTACGGGGAGTCGACTGGACTCCCCCTAATTGTATTTTAGCGATCGATCCTGGAGAGACAGTAGGGTGGTCTCTTTTCCGTAAAGGAGCCCTTGCCGAGTACGGGCAGATAAGTATACCTACATTCAAGGATGGTAGTTTAGAGGCACGGGATTTATGGTCTCTCTTTGATAGAACACAGCCAGACGTAGCCGTCATAGAGGGGTATAGAGTATATGCCTCTAAAGCTAAGTATCATACTTGGAGTGCTTTGTATACACCTAAACTTATAGGATACGTAGAAGCAATTTGCCAAAGCAGGAACATCCCGTACCACTTGCAGATGGCCTCCACAAGGATGTTTTGTACCAACGAGAAGTTGAAGGCGTGGGGATACTATCCAACAGGGAAAGGGCACGCAGCTGATGCCATACGACACGGATGTTATTGGTTGCTGTTCCACGATCGAAGAAGGAAGAGTCTAAATGTATAGTTATAGAGGATATAATGATATATACCCAAAATGGAACCCGATTACCGGGAAGCTGGAAGGCATGCAGCGCTTTATAGAAATGCAGAAAGTATTAAAGGAGGTGAAGCAGGTGTATTCAGATAGGGAACATTACGACGTGCTCTTTCCTAAGGGATCCACAGAGGAGCAAAAGAAGACAATAATTCTCGGAGCGCTTGAGTCTCTAGAGAGTGACGGATATGAGGTAGTTGGAGCTGAACCAATTGAGGAAATCTACTCCAAGATAGTCGGACGACGGTTTTTTGCTAGGAGGAAAGAAGAAGGACAAATGTCTTGACGAGAAATCCGACGGCTGGAGAGGTTTGCGTGCGTTACACGTTTGAGAGGAGGCACAAATGAGTCTTTCATTACGTGACTACCAGAAAGACGCAGTTGGGAAGATAACAACGAGACATAGACAAATTCTGGGGGATGAACAAGGCCTAGGGAAGACTGCAACATCTCTAGTATCCGCCGATGCCCTCGTGGGGAATTCGGGAGGTGTGCTTGTCTTGGGTCCTAAGGTGGCATTGGGCACCTGGAAGGAAGAGGTACAAAAATGGTTGGGCGAGGATGCTATGGTGTATTGTGGTGATGACCCACCACACATAAGAAAGGAGCTATGGAAAGATTACCAGGAGGGGAGACCTTTTCTGCTCGTTGCAACGTATGCTATGATTGAAGAGATATCTGACCTGCAGGCAGGTTGGCAAATGGTTATTTGTGATGAATACCATAAGGCGGGTCTCATGAACCACAGATCACAAACTTTCAAGAAATTCAAGCGGCTCCGCTTCAGATATCTACTCCTCGTTTCTGGTACACCTGTGCGTAAGGGGCCTCAGGATTTATTTGCCCCGCTGCATCTAATCGACCCGTATAGATTTAAAAGTTATTGGTCGTTTATCAATAACCACTGTATACGTATAGATGATACCTTTGGATATACGATAGAAGCTCGCCCTAGAAACCCACGAGCATTTGCGGCAATGTTGGAGCCATATTTAATAAGGCGTACGAAGAAGAAAGTATTGAAAGATTTACCCCCGAAGATTCGACAGCCCCTGCATTTAAGAATGACCCTCAAACAAAGGACTATGTACGAGAACTTAGCGCACCACAATATGCTTCCTATAACAGATACGAGCGTAATGGTATGCCCAAATGAAGTTTCGAAGATAATGGCCTTGAGGCAACTACTTGTATCTCCACAAATCTTAGGGCTATCTGAAAAGGGCGCAGCTCTCGAAGCACTCCCGGAGCTTATTGCGGATTCCTTTGATGCAGGTAGATCTGTGGCAATTTTCACACCCTTCAAGCTGGGAGTGGAATGTATTGCGCGCACTATTAAGGAAGCGAAGTTAACCCAGAAGGTTTTTAGGATCCATGGAGGGCTTAAAACACCTGCAAGGGAAGTCGCAAACGCTTTCCAACAAGAACCAGGACACCAAAAAGCCATTGTGTACACTACCACTAGTGGCATGTCCTGGGATGCGTACTCTGCAAGTAACGCTTTTGTAATAGGTGCCGAGTGGACCGCTCTAGATAATATGCAAGCCGAGGACCGCCTACACAGGATGGGGCAGACGAATCCTGTCAACATATACTATCTAATCCACGAAGGTACCATAGATGAAGCAGTAATGCAGCGACTCGACGAGAGACAAATGGCATCCAACTGGGTGCTCAAGCCAGAAGATATGCTACGCTTCATAGAGGACATGCGTAACAAGAAACCCAACGAAAATAAAAAAATTTAAAAGAAGCCCTTGAAGTTTCTTTTATAATTTGATATAATTATATCATACAAAAATAAATTATGAAAGGAGGTCCCCCATTGGAGAACCTGCGGACAGCAATACAACAGATGAAGGACAATAGTAAATATATGATTGAGTGCATCAGCATCATAGCACATCTAAATCGCGCTTATTATGAATCCCTCATAACACAAGGCTTTACGGAAGACCAAGCACTGCGATTAACTGCTGAGCAGGGGCTATCTTTAAATATGAAAGGAGGTGCAAGTTAATGTGTGAGGAGCTACACATACATACCAGCGATCGGATAGCCTTCAAGAGGTGTCGGCGCAGATGGGATTTCAGAAGTCCCCTAAGACGACATCTTGAGCCAAACCCGTCCCAAGAAATCCTTCCACTGTGGTTCGGAACAGGTATCCATTTTGCACTCGAGGATTTCTATGGATATAACAGATTCGGCGACCCTGGATTGGCTCTTGAGGCATATCTGGAATGTTTCCGTCCAGAGGACCTGCCTGAAGGTGCTATCGAAGAGGTGTCCTTGGGCATGTCGATGTTAGATTATTACATGCATTGGAAGGTGAACCGCGATACTTACAAGACGCTACATGTAGACGGTGTACCACAAGTAGAAGTGGATTTTCGATTGGAACTTGCAGAGCTTAGTGAAATAACTGGCAAGCGCGTTGTGTATCAGGGAACCTTCGATAGAATCGTAGTAGATATGTACGGACGCTACTGGATCATGGAATACAAGACTGCTAAAAGTATTGATACTAACAAGTTAGCGACGGACCCACAGGTTCGGGCTTACGTATGGGCAGCAGAACAATGGTATGACATGCCTTTCGAAGGTGTTCTATACTTACAAATGGCTAAGGATGCACCGAGACCTCCAACAATATTAGTAAATGGAGGAGTCAGCGTCAATAAAGCGCAGAAGACTACGCATTCTCTAGCACGTGCTGCAATGTTGGGATTGCACCCCGATGGAAAATTTCCTTCCAAGTACGTGGAGTTTCTTAATTTCTTAGCAGAGCAGGAGACCCCCGAAGGTAATAGATTCATACGCCTCGATGAAGTGTATGTCAATCAGTACACCAAAGAGCAGACCTACAATCAAATTATAGCTGAGGGTAAAGAGATGCTGAACCCTGATATCGCTATCTATCCGAATCCGACTCGGGACTGTATGTGGGATTGTAAGGAGATGCGCACAGTGTGTATTGCGATGGATGAAGGCAGCGACTGGGAGTATCTGCTCAACCAATATTTTAAACCGAGAGGAGATGACCGGCAAGAATGGAAGAAAAGAATCAAGTGGCCCAACCAGGAGTAAAGAAGGCAGCCCCCGTTATGTCAGCTGCAGCGCCACCTGCATCGCCAATTCCTACTGCAGCGCCTAAACAGGCAGCGCCCGCCTTCAGGATTGAAGCTGCTAAGCAGCGCAAACGCTATTTAAACTTTCTTGTATACGGAGACTACGGCGTTGGAAAATCTTATTTGATTGGCACTGCGAGTGAGGTGCCTGAGATGAAAGACGTATTGTACATTAGCGCGGAAGGAGGTGACTTGACTATTGAGGGATTCGATTTAGACATAGTACCGGTTTATAACTACGCGCAGTTTGCTCGGGTGCACGAATTCCTGAGGTTGCACTGCAAATATCGTGATGCTTATAGGGAAGGCAATACGGTAGCGAAAGAGAAACTCATCAAGCTGGAGGCTATGCTACGAGGTGTTGATGAGGGCAGCATCAAGGAACCCAAGTTGTACAATACCGTAGGTGTCGACTCCCTCAGCGAGGTGCAAAAGTATTGCATGTACCAACTGTTGGGTATAAAGGTAGGAGAGTTCTCCCTAGATATCGAACCGGAAACTCCTCAATGGGCAGAATGGGGTAAATCGGCAGAGATGATTAGATTGTTAGTTCGCTCCTTTAGAGACCTGCCCATGCACGTGCTATTTGTATGCGCTCGAGCAGAGGAGCAAGATCACCAGAAGAGATTTCACTACAAGCCCTTACTGCCTGGCAAGCTAGCCAACGAAATACAGGGGTTCTTCGATGTAGTGGGGTACCTTATGGCAGCGCCCACTGAAGGTGAAGGGATGCACCGTCGGTTATGGTTGGAGCCCGGGCAGACTTTCCAAGCGAAGAACAGGTTTACCGATTTTAAAGAGCGTTACCTTGATGATCCTAGTATGTCTAAGCTCATAAGCATAAAATAATAAGGAGGATACACAATGAGCAATGAAATGGATTTCCTGAATCCCGACGCGCAACCAGCAGGTGGCGGGGGAAGTGACCCCCAAGAGAACATGGTATTAAATTTGGACGATGTTAGTGAGGATATGCCCGCTTTTGAGGCACTGCCTCCGGGAATTTACGATTGTATCGTAGAGAACACGGAGTTCACAACCTCCTCGAAAGGGAACCCCATGATTACATGGGTATTCAAAGTAGTAGATCCGCAGTATGTGGGGCGTTTGTTGTTTAATCATACCGTGCTGAACAACGAAACAGGCTTATCCCGTTTGAAGAGAGTCCTAGTAAGGGTGGTGCCGGATGCAGATCTTTCCGGGTTTAACCCCAGAGCGTTCTGTGACGAGGGTATCGCTCTAGGACTTCCATGTCGTGTTAAAGTACGCATAAGACCATACCAAGGGCAGCGTCGTAATGATGTTACAGATGTACTAGCCCCTGCACAGGGCGAGGGAGCCTTTCTAGACGAAACGTTCGAATAAAAGCTATGAGCCGGTAGACTTCCCCTACCGGCTTACTTTTTATTAAAGGAGGTGCAGAGATAGGTGCCCGACGCGGAGAGATACCATACGGTAAAAGAGGTAGCGGAAGCTCTAGATGTCAGTTATGTTACCGCCTTACGCTATATAAAGAAAGGCCTACTTAAAAGTATCCGTATCGGGGGGCAATGGAGAATACCTGCGGAGGAGCTTAGTAGGTTTATACGGGAAGGTAATTTGTCTAGGGGGTGTGGGAATGAATAAAAAGGCTATAGTATTATTGTCAGGAGGAATTGATAGCAGTACATGTGCCGCAATTGCAGCGCGCACCTTAGGGAGCTCCAACGTAATGGGGCTCTCCGTTAGATACGGGCAGAGACACGCAAAAGAACTGAATGCTGCAGGCATAGTAGCAACCAAGTTAAATCTCTCTAAGCACGCAGTGATCACGCTACCTGAGGAGATATTTGCTGGGACTTCGTCACTAACGCAGGATGGTGGGGATGTACCAGAGATGCCTTACAAAGAGATAGAAAACAGCTACGAGGTGTCTCCTACTTATGTGCCCTTTAGAAACGGGATTTTATTGAGTGTCGCTGCGGCTGTTGCACTACAAGCCAAAGCTTCCTATATCTTCTACGGCGCCCACGCTGAAGAGCTGCATTACTTCGCATATCCGGATTGCACCCCTGAATTTAACGGTGCGATTGGGAACGCCATTTCTTTCGGTACCTACCATAAGCTGCAATTGATTACACCTTTACAGTGGATGATAAAAGCTGAAATCGTTGCGAAGGCAATCGAGGAGGAGGTCCCTTTGGGTGACACTTATAGTTGTTATAAAGGAGGTGAACTGCACTGCGGGAAATGTTCTACATGCTTGGACCGTATAGAAGGCTTCAAACGTAACAACTTAATAGACCCTGTGAAATACGAGACCTATATCGACTGGAGGTAGATAGTATTGTTTCGATACAAGCAAAATGATTTTAAGTTGTCTCTTCTCATTGGGGTGTTTTCGGCGCTTTATGTTCTATCGAATATGATAGCAGTAAAGCAAGTCGATATTGGCCCCTTTATCATGCCCTTGGGGGTATTGACAATTCCTATAACCTTCCTGATAACAGATGTCATCAATGAAGTATATGGGCCCAAGGTTGCCAAGGGCGTGGTCACTATCGGATTTACCTCAATGGTACTAGTGCTTGCATTGACGCAGATAGCTGTACACTTATCCCCCTCAGCAGTATTTCAAGGACAAGAAGCATATGCAACAATATTCGGCGCAGTACCTAGACTTACATTGGCTTCTATGTGTGCGTACGTTGTGTCACAATATCACGATGTATGGGCCTTTCACTTCTGGCGTAGGAAAACAGATGGTAAACACTTATGGATTCGTAATAATGCCTCTACAATTGTTAGTCAGATATTGGATACTGGGATATTTATCGTTATAGCATTTGCGGGTGTGGTTCCCTTCGACGCTTTAAAAGCCATGATCCTTGGACAATTAGTTGCTAAGTGGTTATTGGCGTTTGTGGATACTCCGTTTTGTTACTTGCTTGTAAGATGGGCTAGAGACTAAGGAGGTCGACCTATATGATTAGTAAGCCCCCACTTTCTGCTCTGGTGTATTTGATAATTACTTCCACGTTAATCGCAGGTGCATTGTCTTCAATAAATACGTTGAACACGCAACGCGAGGTACAGCAGGAGTTAAGTGCTCTACTTGAGGAAACTCAGGAGCGCCTTGCACAAGCATACCTGGACAACGTAGAACTTGTAGAGTACCAAGAGGAACTTGCAGAGATGTGCTACATACGGGATACGCAATATGAACTGCTGTCGAGGGGTAGTAGGGTAACCATTAATTTACATACTCCTTCTGGATTTGAGGCCCGGCATTTCGAGCAAGCCTTTGAAGCTCTGGGGAAGACACATATGTGCGGCCTGGGGACATTGCTATGTGCTGCAGAGACCACCACGGGGGTCAACGCAGTAGTACTGGGAGGTATCATCGCCCACGAGAGTGCATGGGCTGCATCAACGTTGGCACAGACCCGTAATAACTTAGCAGGTCTGGGGGCTTACGATCATTCTCCTAATAGTGCAATATGGTTCGAGGATCGAGGGGCTTGCGTATTGTTTTTAGCTGAGTTACTTGAAGATAGCAGCACACTCGACGAAGTAGGCAACTGGTACGCAAGCGACCCTTTATGGTCGGCGAAAGTAAAGAGACACATGCGTTCGATTATGGAGGGAGCTGATATGTAGTGCCCTTATATAAAGTTAGTGGGATATTTACCGTTAATATCGAGGCGAATACATTCCAAGATGCAAGACAACAAGCTATATATGTATTAAGCGAGTGCGGTGTACGTGCCATCCCGATGTCCGCGGATGAAGTTAAAAGAAAGGAGAGTAAAGAGTGAACTTTAACGACTACCAGATGCAAGCAGCCTTCTCTAATAAACCAGCACAGGAATTAAGTAGGAAACAGTCTTCGATACTAGATTGGACCTTGGGGGTTTGCGATGAAGCGGGGGAACTTGCAGGTGTTATAAAACACCATATATTTCATCACGAGCCACTTAATAAAATGGAGGTTGCAAAGGAGGTCGGCGACGTATTGTGGTACTTATCAGCATTGTGCACAGAGCTGCATTTGGATATGAATGCATGCGCAGAGTTGAATATTGCCAAACTACGTCACAGACATGGATTAAAGTATTCCGACAAAACTAGCGCTTTGAGGAGATCCTCGGAGCTTAAATTTGAAGATACCGAGGGGTATAAGCAGTTACAAAGGAGGTTATGCGGTGAGTAGAGATGTACTACCTGATAGCGGTAAGAGAGAAGATTTCGATACAGGCGCCGTCCGAGATACGCAAGAGAATAAGGGAAGATATGATCTAATAACCCCAATAGGAATGCGAAGAGTAGCCATACACTATGAAAGAGGAGCACAGAAGTACGATGAGCGTAATTGGGAAAAGGGGATACCTGCATCTAGGTGCTTTAGTAGCGCTAAGAGACACCTAGATAAGTGGCTTATGGGTATGGACGATGAAGATCACCTGGCAGCTGCTGTTTGGAACATACTGGCTATTATGCACTTCGAGGAAGTGCTACCTGAAATGATAGATAGACCGAAACCGTATATTGTAATACCTAAAGAAAACGGAGGAGCATAAATGAGAGTAGCTACCATATTGCCGTCCGCATATCTGCACCTGACAGAAACTGATGACTATCACCTATGTCTTGCACAAGCTATAGGGGTTGACGAGAGGTACACAGCCTTTTACAAGCGCATAGCTGCAGAAGATAAATTTGTTATACTGGACAATGGCGCTGCAGAAGGAGAACTCCCCACAATAGAGGAGCTATATGATAAAGCAATAATGTTAGGCGCCTCTGAAATTATATTGCCTGACGTGATGTTCGACACCAAAGCTACCCTGGAGGAAGGGTATAAAGCGATAGATTACCTATCAAAGAAAAAACACTACTTCGAAGTCATGGCTGTACCACAAGGGAAGACGTTGGAGGATTGGATGTCGTGTGCGTTAGAAATGCTGAAGTGGCCTATAACGTCTGTGGGTATACCCAAGAACCTTGTACGCACCGGGGGTTATTTTGGTAGATTGCGGGCGCTTAAAACATTCCTGAAATTGAAGAGTGCCCGGGGGGTAGGCATCCACTTATTGGGGTGCTGGGAAGACCCCCGAGAAGTGGCCATCATCAACAGCATTATCGAGGGTATTCGGGGTGTAGACAGTAGAATGCCTTACCTGTACGCTGCCGAAGGAAAAGTACTAGACCCAGACACACATGAAAAACCTAAGAGTATGGACTTCGATTCAACGGATGCGACAGTATCTCATTCATTGTTAGAGAGTAACATTGCACGTTGGAGGAGGTATTGCAGTGGAGATTTGTTCTAAATGTGTATACTGTAAGTACCCTAAGATAGGTGCTTCTACACCCTTCAAAGCAGATGTTGCAATTGTAGGTGAAGCCCCAGGGGCAACTGAGATTGCACACAGAACACCTTTTATAGGTCCCAGCGGGCAATTATTAGACAAAGTCTTGGAGGCAACTCATATGCCTCCAAGACGAGAAATATTCGTAACAAATGCCTTACTATGTAAACCTCCTAATAACAAACCCCAAATACGAACAGCTGTAGAAACGTGCCAAAGTAGGTTACTTGCAGAACTGGATATAGTACAACCTAAAGTTATCGTAGCCCTTGGCAACATAGCAATGCATAGTTTAACAGGTGATTTTAAACTCAAGATCACTGCAGAGCAGGGCAGGATATTACGTTCCCCTTATCTTCCCGACACCAAAATAGTGCCCGTGTTGCATCCCGCAGCAGTGCTAAGAGCTCCTGGGGACTACAAGCTTTTTTACTCTGCACTAGTTTACGCCAGCAACTTAATACGAGGGCAGAAACCTGCAGATCCCGGTGAGGTGCAGTGGACAGTTATTGAAACTCAGGAACAATTAACCGAAGCGATTGCAGTACTCCAGGATTGTGAGGTTGTAGCGTGTGATATCGAAACTACCGGGCTAGATCCGCGACGCGATGAGGTGCTAGTTGTAGGTATAGCATATGCTAAGAATAAGGTGTTTGTTATTCCAAAACGAATGTTGAGTAGAGAGTTGTTTGAGATTAAAGGGCTGCAGTGGTGTTGGCATAACGGCAAGTTCGACACATCCTTCTTGCGACGTAGAGGATTTCCTGCAATTGTCCACCATGATACGCTGCTATTAAGTTATTGCTTGAACGAGCACGGCGGAATACACGGGCTAGAACAACTATCTACACGACTATTAGGAGCACAATCTTATAAACATATTGCTAACCGCCAAGCCCGTAAAACTAAGAAGGGCTTCGCAGGATTATCAAAGGATACATTATACGAACGCGTTGCTACTGATACGGACTACACCTTACAATGCTTACATAAAATACTACCTGAAGTAGAATCCAACAAACGCCTCAAAAATCTGTATTGCAAGTTGCTACTGCCCGCTTCTGCATTTCTTAGAAGGGTAGAACGTAATGGGATGTATATCTATAAGCCGTTACTGAATGAACTTAAACACGAATACCAATCACATCTAAATGAGATACATGAAAGGATCGTGGATATGGCGATGCCGTTCTGGGATCCAGAGTTATACATGCGAGGCTCAGGGGCTAAGACAGCACCTGAGGTATTTAACCCAGGCAGCCCAAAACAACTCGCGTGGTTATTGTTTGATCGTTTACGACTAAAACCTGGGGGACGCTCCAAGGGAAGAAGTACCAACAAAGAAGTGCTGGAAAGAATGAAGGGCATGCACCCTATAATAGAGGCTATGCTCGAATATCGTTCGGTATCTAAGGAGCTATCTACTTATATTGTTGGTACAGAGAAGTATATCACGATTGATGGCCGCGTGCACACCACATATAAACTACATGGTACTACTACAGGTCGGTTGAGTTCCTCAGAACCTAATGTGCAGAACCAACCCAAGCGCAAGCCACGAGTGCGCAACATTTTCCAGGCACCTCCCAATAGATGGCTTCTGGAAGCAGACTACAAAGGTGCAGAACTTAGAGTCCTAGCAGAAATGAGCAAAGACGAGTTTTTGATGAACTGCTTCCTGCAGGGTCGAGATCTACACACTGAAGTGGCTGAGGCCTTAGGTATTCCCCGTATTAGAGCTAAGGCTATCAACTTTGGTATCCCTTACGGTAGAAGCGAATACACGTTATCTGATGAACTAGAAATATCTATCGATGAAGCTCGAGGGTATATACAGGACTGGTTCAAAAGAGCGCCTAACGCTGATAAGTTTTTAGATTGGTGTGCGAGAGCGCCATTAGAGGGAAGGACCCTAGTCACCCCGCTTGGCAGACACAGAAGATTTGGGCTTGTCACTCCAGAAAACTTGGGAGACCTACAGAATGAAGCGAGAAACTTCATCATACAGTCTCTAGCCAGTGATTTTACACTGATATCCGCGATGAGAGCTGAGGGAGAGCTAAGAGCGTTAGGAGTTAAGATTATCAATTTAGTGCATGACTCTATACTGATGGAGCTACCCCAAGATAAGAAGATCCTCGAACACGCCATAAGTATACTGCAGGATGTCATGAGACGCGTACCAATAGAAGAGGTAAACGCAAGGGTGCCCTTCGAAGCTGACTTTCAATATGGTACTACATGGGGAGCTCTAGAGGAGGTAGAGTGATGCGAGGAATATTTTGTGCTTTTATAATAACCCTTGGTAGCTTTATGACACTGGAAGGAGGTAGATATGAGGTGTGGGGGAAGATATTTATGGTTGCCGGTAGTATAATGTTGGGATATTTCTTGGGATACATAACTGCAGAAGCCACCTTCCTACGTAGGCAGAACGAACGTCTTGAGGAGAGCTTAAAGCTCAGAAGTAACAGGGATCAATAAAGACGAAGGGCAGGGATGCGAAGTGATCGTAGATAACGTAAGGGTATATGGGATGAAGAACGCCATTAGGGCTAGCGGGTTCCCCATGCAAAAGAGCGATTACAGCGAAGAGAGAGCAGTGAGGTTGGGAAACTGCAGACCCGGCACAGGACATGATTGTTTTCTGAAGGGAATATTAGTCACCACTGACATAACCGCTCCCCAATATTGGTGGATGCAATGGCTACGTTACCACTTTCATGACATAGTATCATCTGAGAGCAAGATGCATCGAATCACAAAGATGAACATAAAAGAACAGTGCAACGGATACGTATGGCTCAGTACTATAAAAGAGCTGATTAGAGCCGTGGAAATATACAATCAATGTGAGGACTTAGAAGTTAAACAAGATATATTTCAGGAGATCATATCTAATGTGCCCATGGGGTTGAGATTGAAAGCGGGAGTAGTTACTAGCTACCTGCAACTGAAGTCAATATACTTGCAGAGGCGCCATCATAAGTTAAAAGAGTGGCAAGCGTTTTGTGATTGGATAGAAGACTTACCAAAGTTTAAAGAATTCGTTCTGAACAGGGGGAAGAGCGTTGGCTAAGAAGGAACCGAGATTTACCGAAAGTGCTGTCGGTATACTTAGGAAGAGGTACCTTGACGAAGAAGAAACCATCGAAGAAAGATTTAGAGCTGTAGCCGAGACGGTCAATCCAGAACGTGCCGATGAGTACTACGAGCTGATGATAAATAGGGACTTCTTACCTAACACCCCTACTATAGTAAATGCAGGCCGCGGGTCGGGGCAGCTCTCAGCATGTTTTGTATTGCCTGTAAATGATAGTATGCATGATATACTAATGGCAGCGTATAACGTTGGGATGATACAAAAGACTGGCGGCGGTACTGGATTCACCTTATCTCGTCTACGCCCTAAAGGGGCTTTAGTAAGTAGTACTAGAGGTACCTCGAGTGGCCCAATTTCGTTCTTGCATATGTACAATGCTGTCACTAATACGATTAAGCAAGGCGGAGTACGCAGGGGAGCTAATATGGCAACAATGCGCGTTGACCATCCCGATATACTAGAATTCATAACATGCAAGAATGTTGAAGGTGAGTTATCGAACTTTAATATCTCAGTTATGCTGACTGACCTGTTTATGGAAGCCGTTAAGGATGGTACTGAGGTTAGTCTGATTTACAAGGGCAAGTTTTACAAAAATATGCCCGCGAGAGAGCTATTTGACAAGATAGCAAAACAAGCCTGGCTTAATGGAGAGCCCGGAGTGATATTTATCGACACTATCAACAAAGCCCATCCAGAAGGATTAGGTAACATTGACGCCACCAATCCATGCGTAGCTGCGTTTGAGCGAGTTCTCACAAAACAAGGGTGGCTACCTATTCAAGACGTACACACAGGAATGTTCGTGATGACCGATAACGGATGGCGCGAGGTTTTGAGTAAATGGAGTAGAGGTACCAGAGATGTAGTAACTGTAACTACTCGGGGAGGATACACAATAACATGTACCCCCGAACACAAAATAAAAACATCTAACGGTTGGATAGAGGCACGGGATTTACAAGGTGAAAGAGTAGTACTAAATAATTGTCCTGCAGTACCCCCCGGGGGTAATTATAACCAGGGGTACTTAGATGGTATGATCTTCGGGGACGGTTGGGTGTCTACAAGGGTAGGGTTTGTAAACGCTGCGAGGGGCACCACCGAGATAGTTGCTGCGCTAATGAATAAATTGTTTGGTACTTCTATCACAACTAGGGAGCATGTTCAAAGGAACGGCTCCCCGAAATACCAAACACAAACAGGCAAGAAGGAGGTAATGCAGTATTACAAAGAGTGGCGCCTCGAGGAAGTCAAAAACCAGGGAGCTTTGTACATACAGGGTTTCCTGGAGGGTTTGCTTGAGTGTGATGGGCATATAGAGGCTTCTAATGGGCTCGCTATAGCACTGTCAACAAGTAACGAGGAGATGATAAAGGAATTCCCCATAATCCTTTCTACCCTAGGCGTTGCTGTAAACAAATACAGGGTAAAAAGGAAGGGGCACAAATCGGACCTCTCCTACGGCATTAACCCTGAAAATTGCAAGGATAGTTATAAGTTTCTCATAACTGCGGGCAACCGGGATAAATTAACAAAATTCATAAACCTACCCCAACGACTGGCTGAGAAGTACAATCCCGTGCGGCATCACGAATCCGTAAACACTACAGAAGTACTACAAGTGGAATCTATGGGAGAAGCAGTAGTATACGATTTAACCGTAGATGAACACCATAATTTCGTGTGTAATGGTATTATTGTAGCGAACTGTGGTGAACAACCGTTACTAGATTACGAATCCTGCAACCTCGGGTCAATTAACTTAGTAAATATGCTCAAGCATAACTCAACTGCCAATAAGTATGAAATAGATTTCTCCAAGCTCCGGGACACAACTATTAAAGCGACCGCTTTCCTAGATGATGTAATATCTGTTAACAAGTTTGTATTGCCCGAAATAGGAGAAGCCACCCTGAGGACCCGAAAGATAGGTTTGGGAGTAATGGGTTGGGGGGACGTGCTAGTAAAGTTAAAAATCCCCTACGGCAGCGAGGAATCCTTACTGCAAGCCGCAACAGTGATGCGCGTAATTTCTGAGGCTGCGAACGAGGAAAGTAAAAACAGAGCTAAGTTGTTTGGCCCCTATCCCGCATGGACACTTCTACAGGGGTCTGAAATCCGTAATGCCACCAGAACAACTATAGCTCCAACTGGAAGTCTGGCAGCTATTGCGGGGGTCAGCTGGGGGATAGAGCCACTGTTCGGTTTAACATTTAGAAAAACGATGCTTGATGAAGAATTCGTATACGTGAACGAAGAATTCAAAAAAGCTATACACGCCCTAGAACTGACCTCCGAACAAGAAGTCGCGTTGTTTGAAGAGGTAAAAAAGACCGGCTCGTGCCAACACATAGAGGATGTACCAAAAGAAATAAAAGCCATTTTCAAGACAGCGCAGGATCTTTCCTACAAGGAACATATTATGATGCAGGAGGCTTTCCAGAGATTCACAGACAACGCAGTGAGTAAAACCATAAATCTCCATAACAATGCAACGGTGGAAGATGTTAAGGACGCTATTAAGTTAGCGCATCGATTAGGTTGTAAAGGGCTGACTTTATACCGCGCGGGTACCAGGAAAGAAGAGGCTGTCTCTGTTGGTATGAACACGCGCGAATTGTCGCCACACATGAAACCTAAGGAGAGGCCTAAGAGAGTGTATGGATTTACTGAGAAGCAGCAGACTGGTTGTGGAAAGTTATATGTTACCGTTAATTCCGCAGAGTCAGGTAAACCTATTGAGGTGTTCATAGAACCAGGGTCTGATGGGGGATGTGAGGCATATGGCAAAGCGCTGAGCAGAACAATATCTTTAGGGCTAAGAGCAGGGGTGTCTCCCGAGGAATATGTTAGACAGCTAAAGAAGGTGAGCTGTAAGAACTTCATCAGGAAAGCTGCTAACGGCAAACTGGTAGGAAAGTCATGTCCTGATGTTGTAGGCAGAATTTTACAAACTGCTCTTAAGACAATTGCAGCCGAAACGAAGAGCAAAAGTAAAGGGGAGACTTCCCCCTGTCCTAACTGCGGGAGGCCCTTAATATCTGCAGAAGGGTGTTGGGTGTGTACAGAGTGCGGCTTCAGCGAATGCAACGGATAGGAGGTAAGTAATGAGAGCAGACTTTCGGAACGGCGATAAAATAGTTTTAATTGAGTGTCCTCCCGAAGTATTCAGGTATGATGACTATTTGCTGACCTACGGGTTCTTTGAATGGTGGGAAGTAACAAACGGTTCATGTTTGTTATGCTTCAGGGATAGAAGAGGGGTGTTAAGACTAGTAAACATGAACGCCTCTACAGTTGTAGAAGTCAGACAGCCCTTTGAGAAGGAATGGGACGAATAAATGTTGCGGGGCTTATTATGGAACTTGTTGAGAGCTATTCCTATGTGGATGAACGAGGTAATGACTGAATATCTAGGCAGTGCCAGGACTCCTACACGTGCAGAGAAACTGCGTGCGAATATCTTAATTGCCTTTGTAGTGGTGTTAGTTGTAAGCGTAATATATAGCGCGTACACAAATCGGTAGTGCCTTAAGTATTCTCCGAGGGGTGGAGCGAGAGCGGTAGGTATGAAGCGTGCAAGGAGTCAGATAATGTAAAGTCTGGCTCCTTCTCTTTGTTACGCAAATAAAAAAAGCCCCACGCTAAGGTGGGGCAATGGTGAGGGGTTACCGGCAATCTTTGCACCCATAAATTGCATTTTCAATTATGTTATCAAGCTCCTGTTCTACTTTGTAAAGGGGGTCTGCATTCCAACCCTTAGGATAACAGTTAGAGCGTATACTTCGAATATCTCCTAGGAGCCTCTTAAGTCTGGGTATAGTGTCTATAGCAGGCCTCCATAGTACTACCTTCACTTTGGTGTTCTTTCTTCCTTAATGCTATTAAGCGCGGAGATGAGGTCGTGAATGTAGTTGCTACCCGCCATTATGAAGATTGCAGATATAACCGCTCCAACGTATGGAAGTTGAAAGTTAATACTGAACATTGAAAAGAAATCAAGCCCTGCGCCGAATGCAAACACCAATCCAAACACCAAACCTATTACAAGCTTAATGTCTAGCTGCTTGATTGATACGTCGTCGAGGATAGGAAACAATTTTGTGAGAATCTCAATTGTTCTTTCTGTTACGATAGATAAAAACGCCCACGCGAGAATGGGATCCATTTAATATCCCTCCTTAGTATTTAGGTGCATTGTCTTTTGTACGCCATGCCACTGCTCCAAACTCTACCGATAGAGCGCCAAATATGGAGTATATCAAACTATCTGGTACTGTTCTCCCATGCCAGTAGAAAAGCATTACCACCCCGGAGAAGACTATGAGTATGGCAAAGGATAACAATATCACAAAGTCAACAAACCATCTTCGTGTTTGTTGCCGAAGCCACCTATATGCTTCCTTTAATCCCTCTTCGGTTAGCCCCTCGAACAGATTAGAGTTAAAGTTACTCATCATAATGTACCTATGTACCTTCCTGAGTTTTGCATTGTGTGGAAATACGTTAGCCCTGTTAGATCTACGACCTTCTCTGCCTTATCTAGCGGCAATTTACTAGGACCCCCTCCAAGGATATAAACAACCTTGGCGCCTTTGTTCTTAAGTTCGTCTGTCGCATCCCTTGGCATTATACTTCCATGCCCAGGCAGCTTCGCGAGCATTCTATTTGCAGCAGGCGCATCAGAGTCCGTGTTTATAATGATTACGTTACCCAACATTTCATCTTCCTCCTCCAGTATAAACGTAGCAGGATCACCCCAAACTTCACCCCATGGACTTCCAGCCCATCTAAGTTCATAATGCAGATGGGCCCCCTTACTATCTCCGGAGTCCCCATTCAGACCAATCACATCCCCGGGGTTTACCTTGTCACCTACCCTGACTTTGAACGCTGAAAGGTGTTGGCATAACTGCTGACATTTAGATCCCCACCCTAATCTAATAACCACTGTATTTCCCCTACTAGCATAAAACTGGGCAGATGTAACTATTCCGGGGTATGGAGTTTCTATTGGATGCCCATGTGGTTTCCCTCCAAAGTCAATGCCATTGTGGTGGCTTTTAAGTCCAGTTATTGGATGGATACGATAACCGAAAGGACTTGTTATACACCAACCTCTCTTTTGATAAAACTCTACTGGATTCACCTTCATTTATCTGCACCCCCTAACGAAACAGTGATATCAGAGTAGCAACCCAACCGGTAGCCCCAAATGCAAAGACTCCCCATCGCAGGATGCCACTTTCTACTAGCTTTTTCCCCTCTACACGATTTCTGTATTGTATCTGTTCGTCCTTAAGTTCCTTGATACTCGCCGCTAGTTTATGAAAGGGGCCGTCCTCACTATGAAGGTTTTTCTCGCAATTGAACATCACACTATCTATGTCCCTCCTAAGGTGGTTCTGTTTGGACACCTCCTGGGTGAGTTGCTCAATCGTCTTAGAAAGTTCCCTCTGTGTATTATAAATGTCCGTTAAGGTTATCTTCTGGGTAATATGGGGCTCATTGATTTCCAAGTTCTATCCCTCCTACTCGTCATTTGTCAATAGCATCTCCCTCCAGTGGTACTCACTGTCTTCGCCTAGGATGCATATGAATAATGTATCTTCCTCCGCTGCGCCTCCTCTCTTTACGAATAACTGACCTCTGAGTTGTGCTGTGGGCTCAGGCAGCTCAGTACCATATAAACGTTTTAGATACTGCGGATGATGGTCCTCTTCCAGGTCGTAAAGCAGCCCGTGATGAAGCGTCCCAATCATCTGCCACATTTCAGCTATGTTCATATAAAGGATTTCAGTATCTACCCCATAATAGAGCCGGTAGGGGCTCTCCGGCGGGTAAAGAGGCCCGTCATCCGGGAGCATAGATATCCGGTGACGATCCTCGGAGTACCAGGTGAAATAGGTTCTTACCCTTGGTAGGTAGCAAATCACTGGCCACTCAATATTATGATCTAGAGCAAGCATCTTGGGAGCATCATTTATTAGGTATAGCCGAACATCTTCTTCCCAGTTAACCCCAGTATCCTCATCTGGGTTAGGAGCAGTTCTGTAATACATTTTTCCATCATCTGGGCTAATGTAGACAAACATAACTCCATCTGGTAGATTGTAGACAGAAGGCATCAGACCATCTATAAGTTCCTCAGTGAATTCAAATGTGAGTTGCATCTTGCCATGTATCTCCTTCCAGGCTGTTTAGGCTAACTCTCAAAACGTCTTTCTGCCTATAAATAAAGGAGTGGCCCCGCAATAGTCGCAGCATAAAGTTGTAGCTACAGGCATGAGATGAGTGCCCCTTCCAGCTATTGAGTATACGCTCCGCAGTTCTAGTAGAAAGACGTTTATTCAGAATCAATTGTGGAAAAGCCTTAACCTTGCGTTTTATCTTCTTTTTGCAATCATCTCGTAGTAACCGATGGGTTGTATAGATCTTAAAACCTACAATATTTATACCTTGGAGTATAGGAAATATTTTTGTTTTATCCTTATTTGCTTGAAGATGCAAAACGTCCTTAATAAATTTGCACATTAGTGTAAGAACCGTCCTTGCTGTATCTTTGTTGGGCAGTATCGCAACACAATCATCCATATAACGTACGTAGTATTTAAGGCTAAGTCTACGCTTTGCATACTGGTCAAGCCTGTCCATATAAATATTTGCACAGATTTGGCTAATTGTATTTCCTAGAGGCAGTCCAAGCGGAGCTATTGATCCCGCACTATCAATGATCTTAAAAAGAAGTTTGATGGTTCTCTTACATTTGATCTTCTTATGTAGTAAGTTTTTTAAAACGTCGCGATCTATAGAGTAGAAGAATTTTTTGATATCTATTTTGACGATGTAAGCATCAATGCCATACTCCCATTTAGCTTTCCGAAGGAAGTGTTGAATTCTGCTTGCACATTTATGGGTACCTCGACCATTTAAGCAAGCATAACTGTCTACTATAAAAGAAGGCATATATAACTCTTTTAGCACAGTATTTAAAGCGTGCTGGATAATCTTATCTTTATAGTGTGGGGCATCTACAACTCTCTCTTTTGGTTCAAAAATCGAGAAGCGGATGTAGCCACTAAGTTCGTAGGTATCTTTAATCAAGCTTTGTCGTAATTCTTCTAGATTGTACGTCTCGTCTCTAGCAAATATCATTGCCTCTCTTCTGTATTTACCCCCGTTCTGCAAAGTTTTTTTATAGGCTTTGCGAAAGTTATCCTTATCCACTATTTGTTCAAATAAATTCGGCATACTGGTTTTCCTCCATTGAAGTACTTGGCACTATGCCATTGTTAATGTGTTTACGCTAGATAGCGAAGGAATCTGGCTCTCTTGATACTCTCAAGCCGTGTTGCTGCAGCCATAACCACAGCAATCTAGATGCTTTGAATACCAGGTCGGACGGAAACCATGATTGTCGTTCGTATTCGACGGGTTGTTGTTGTTCGAGTTAGACACGTCGTCGTAACCACGATTGATGCGATAAGAACCGCTACAGCCAGATCCCTATTCTTTTAGCATCTTGAAAGAAGTTTGTCTATCTCTGTTAGACACAAATCGATATCCTCGAAGAATCCTATAGAGATATACTTTCTTCTTTTTGATAGTTTAATCAATATCTTTAGTACTTGTAGATGTCCATCAGCCTCCTGCAAATATACTGTACGCTTTGTATTAACGGTACTACTTAAGGAGATATACTTTAATAGTTCGTAAAAGTTGTTTTTAATAGCTTCACACAAGCTGAACTTTTCGGCCTTCGGGAAATTTGATAGTCTTGGATAGATTTGATATAGCAATTCTTCAACTTTCTTATAGACTATTAAATCCTTTGTATTCATGGCCTTCTCCTTAATCAGGGTTTATTGTCGTAACAAGTAGGAGAGGCTCAAGAACCGGACGGAAACCATGATAGCCGAC